TCCCCCATCTATGGTTCCCGTAGGTCGAGAAAGCAGTGCGCGTATGCCCGGACAGAACGGGCTTATTCCCGCGGGGTCAGGTACTAACGCCCTAGATGTTATGGCGGCAACAAACCCGCAGATCGCACCGCCGCGTCCTGCTCCCGCTCCAGCTCCGGCTCACAGACCTGTTCCTCGCCCTGCCCCTGCTCCAGCTCCGGCTCACAGACCTGTTCCTCGCCCTGCCCCTGCTCCCGCTGCAGGGGGGCTATCTGCGCTGCTAAACCAGAAGGGCGAAACACCTCCGAGGGCGGCGCAAGTTCCGACTCCAGAAGATACCGCGGCGGCGTTTACTGTACCACAAACAGCTGGGACCGGCGGCGGCGGCGGTGCTATGCCCGCACAGAGTATGACAAACGCGGACTCTGCCTTCCTAAAAGGCGCACGGATGTCTGATGAGTATACCGGGCGTGCGGATGCAAATGCGTCCTATGAAGGTATGAAAGAGCGTCTGGCCGAGTTTGATGATGAAAATTACGGTCCTAATGGCGACTTGAACTCGTTCTTGATCGGTATGGGTGGTACAGGTTCTATCGGTTCTGCAATGAGTGGTGGCTATAGCTCCATGCTTCGCAACAAGAACAACCGTCGTAACCGTCTCATGGACGAGTTTAAGATGGAGCAAGACCGTATCGGCACCGACGCTGTGTTTTCCGCGTCAGGGATTAAGTTAGGTACACAGCTCGCGGCAGACGCCGCTGCTAACGAACGTAGTATGAGAGCCGCCGCAGCGACAATGGGGGCTGCTCAAATACGGCAAGCTACCGCGGATGCTGACCGCCTATTCAATGTGTATAACGTTCAGTTAAAGGCCGCAGGGGAGCAAGCGGAAGCACTACGGGCGAGGGAGAAGTTCGACGACGCTACGGCCCTTAACCTCCTACAGTTAGCAGCGAAGACTCGTAGTGAACTAACCTCAGAGGTTATGGCTGACGACCCCATGATGCAGCGATTCAATATGCAGCTCCAAGGCGCAGCGGGTGACAAGGAGGCTATGGCGGTAGCACAGCAGAACATAGACACGCGGGCGCAGGTATTATCCTTTATGGTCGACGCAATGATGAACGATAGCAATCTGCTGAACCTAGAAACAGCCGCGGCCCGGCGGTTTGAAAGTAAGTTCGGGGTACCTGAAATAACTGAAGATGACGTGGAAACCTCTACCGTTGAGGGGGAATAAAACATGGCAGTACATACGCTTACTCTTAAAGACGGGTCTACACGCCGCGTGGAAGCCCCACGGGACACTCCTGTATCTGAACTTGTAGGGCTTGCAAACGGGCAGGGGAGTACATCGGGCGAAGAGCTCGTGGTGCAGCGTGCGCAGGAACGTAGCGAGCGGTTAGCTGCGCGTGGTACACCACAATACCTAGCTCCCCTAGAGCCAGAAACAGGGTTTCTTGGTGACATTACCTCGGGCTTTGGTACAGGGTTTGTAGGGGTGGGTGAGACGGCCGCACTGGGTGCCGCTACCTTGCTCGGAGAAGAAAACGAACTTGCTGCCCGTAGCAGGATTCAGTCAGTTGCGGACGCTATCAAACCCAACGTGAGTAGTGGCGACACGGACGACATTGCCTTCAAGATCGGCCAGACGTTTGGTTCTATCGCGGGATTCGCTGCACCTATCGCCCTAGCCGCCGCTTCTGCCCCCGCCGCTCTACCTGCTGCCGCTGTTGGTACCGGTATTGGTGCCCTGTTGGGTGTCGGGGCTGCAGCTGGTGAGGCCAGTGAACGTGCACGTGAGGGCGGCGCAACCGAAGCACAACGTAACGCAGCAATCCGTAAAGCAGCGCCTATCGGCTTGTTGGAAGTAGCCCCCCTTGGGCGGTTCATGCGCTCTGTTGACATCCCCGTTATCGGACAGTTCATCAAAGACCTTGGGCCCAAGGCAGTAGAGACAATCGGCCAGAGGATTACAAACGCCGCTATCACGGGCGGCGCAGAAGCTGCGCAAGAAGTCACCGCGGAGATTGTCCAGAACCTCGCGGAACGTGGGTACAACCCAGAACGTGCTATCATGGAGGGCACAGGTGGGTCCGCTCTGTACGGCGGCGGTGCGGGTGCCACTATTCATTTCCTTGTGGATGCCTTTACAAACAGCCGTAAAGCTGGACCGGGTGGAGCGCCTCTACAGATTACGGATCAAAGTGGCGGACCCGCGCCAGAAGGTATCGCAGGTCTCCTACCAGACCGTCGTGAGAGCGACGCGAGAGAAGCCATTGGTTCCGCTATCGAGGCCCGTGGGGATATATCGCTCCCTGAGATGCAGGATATTGTACAGCGTACACAGATACCCCTCCCCGCGTTGGAGAGAGTTGTTGCAGAAGAACGTGAGAAACGTGGTTCCGCCCTCGCACAACGTGCCCGTACCGATATGGAGGCCACCCCAGAAACCCCTGCAGAGGGTTCTCCCTCACGTATGGCCGCAGCGGTGGCTGACGCAAAAGCAGGGCGTAGCGCTGTACAGTCTGATATTGCGAGAAACGAGCAAGCGGCGCAGGAGGGCGCAAGAGAGCGCCAAGGGCTACAAGCCGCGGAACGTGGTGACGTAGCAGCCTTTGAGCAACCCGACCTATTCGCTCTACAGCAAGAACAAGAGCAACGTCGTCTAGGCGAACCCACGCCGGTAGAGCCAGAACTCGATCTACAAGGTTCCCTTGGACCTCAACCACAGCGTACCGAGCGTGACCTTGTGGATATGATGGACGAGGAAAGCGCATTCGCAGCGGAAATAGAGACTGAGGAAGCCGCCAAGCGAGACGCTACACAGCTACGCGCGGAGTCAGCTGCAGAGACAGCACAGGGTAATATGGATACCGATCGTGCCGCTCAGACGTCTGAGGCTCGTACCCGTGTGCTGCAAGACACTGTCGCTACCGCTGGTGATATTAAACAGCCTGTAGCGTTGCGCAATGCGTTCGAATCCGCGTTGTCTGAAGCTGGACTACGAGAGCCTAAAGCAACGCCCCAAGAGATGGAGAGCCTACGCCGCGCGTCTGGTATGCTACGTGCAAAAGACCCTGCCGTAGAAGAAGTCACAACGCGAGAAGACGTGAAAGACCCTGCGCAATTAGAGATGGAAGCGCGAGTAGCACCCAAGGGATTTACCCCTCTTAACAAGCCCGCTGTATCTAGTGTAGACTTAGGCCAACCTCTGGAGGTGTCTAATGTCACGAGTCAAGAAGCTCAACCGGCAACAAGTGGAAGAAGCGTTCCGCCTGCTATCAGAGATGCAGGGGTGCAACCCCAACGACGAGTTCCTAGCCCTACCCCTGCCGCGCCACTTGCCGGAGAATCTACTGCACCTAGAGATGGCGGATTGGGAAGCCCTGTCGTGGAGTCTCGAGTGCCTGATGGAGCAAGTGGCACGGAGCGTAGCGCACTAACTCAACCGACCGAGTTCAATCGTGATGCGTTGCCGGGCAGAAAAACAGAAACCGCCGGGCAAGTGATCCCCGGTGTAGCCCGCACTAAAGATGGTAATAAATTATCAGCAGATGCGGAAGGGCGTTTCGCCCCTAAGCCCGCTAAATCGACCGCTGCAGCTAAGGCTGTGGATAAAGAGGCCACAACTAAAGAAGTTCGCGCATCTCTAAATAAGCGTTGGGACGATCAAGCTACTGACGAGGTCAAACGGGGGTATGATGCTACCGGCAACCAAGTCAAGGGCGATCCGTTTACCGCAACAGAAAACCGCAAAATCCTCAAGTTGCTGGAAACTCCCGTCAAGAGCCGTGACAAGGATACACTTGACGCTGTAACAACCTACCTTGGTTTGTATCCGAACCCCGCGGAAGGGCTCTACCTTGCGATGCAGGACGTTGCTATGGGCACTCCACAGAGCCGCGGCGATCCGCTACTCAAAGGTACGGGTGGAAAAGCCGCGGGCAAGGCTGTGAAATGGGCTCAGGAAAACCTCGATAGCAACGGTAAAGAATGGGTCCGTAAGTCTGTTATAGGTATCCAGAAAGACCTGATGAGTGTGGCGGATGCCGACCTGACCGTTGCACAGTTGAAAGAACGAGGTGTTACTGATGCTTTACAGATGCAGCGCGACAAGGAAGCCTTAGAAGCACAGCGTGAAGAAGCCGAGGCTATGCTTGAGGCGAAAGCGGCAGCTGACTTTAACGCCGAGAAACAACTCAACTTCACCAACGTCAAAATCAAGAAGCTGCTCGCAGCTGACGCCGTTGTCGGTCTGGACCTCCCCCTGCACCCGTCTGTGAGTAATTTGATTAAGGCGGGCGATTTAGGTGCTGCGCTGTCCACTCTGGCAGACACGTCCCCTAGCCCGCAGGTGCGAAACATCGCTGCTAAGTTAGCGGCTGTGGTGGGTAGTACCAAACTTGTTACCAAGAAAGACCTAAAGGCGGCTGACGGTCGCCCGGCGGCGGGCATGTTTGACCCTGAGACAAACACAATAACGCTTGACGAAGGAACTGGTATCAACGCGCATACGTTGATCCACGAAATGACCCACGCTGCGGCGAGCGATACGCTATCGAATAAAGCGCATCCGTTTACAAAGCAGATGGTCAAACTGTTTGAGGCCACAAAAGACTACCTTGGTACCGCCTACGGTGCGCAGAACGTCGACGAGTTTTTCTCTGAGGCTATGAGTAACCCCAAGTTCCGCGCCGAGCTTGCGACGATCAACGTCAAGGGCGAACCTATCAGCGCGTTGCGTCGGTTCCTCAACTCTACGGGTAACTTTGTGCGTCGTCTAATGGGGCGTCCTACTACTCCGCTGGATGCTATGGAGACTGTGGATACCTTTGTGGATGGTTTACTCGCGCCTGCACCGCAGTACCGTAACTCGGGCCAACTCCTAATGTCCTCCACCGCAGGTGGGGTTAGGAAGGTTCTGGACACGTTGGTAGACCGTACACAGAAGAAGTTCGGTACTCCCGAAGCACGTGCTGACTTCCGCCGCAAGTTTGGGAACGAGGCTGTAGAGTTTTTTGAACAAGATGTTAAGGGCAGAGGCCAGAATCTATTACTTAAACTCACGGGTTCTCAAGGACTGGCCGACATCGCCAAAGCCGCTGGTCTAGGCAATCTCGGATACAAGTTAGACCGTATTATGAACGAGCAGCGGGGTAGTATCCGTATCGCTAACGAACAGGTGAAACGTGAGATCGACAAAGTCACGGCTTGGGTGGGTAGTGTAAGCGACGCCAAGAAAGAGACGCTAGATCGGTTGATCTATAGTGACGAGTATGGCGCTACTATCTATCAGGTAGACCCGACGCTGACCGTAGAGCAGGCAAAGAAACAGTACGCCAAAGACTCGGACAAGATGGACGTGTGGAACGCGCAACGTGCCGATTGGAACGCCCTCGGTGCGGGAGGGCAAAACGCATACAAAACTATGCGGAACAACTACCGTAGCCAATACGAGAAAATGCGTGCTGTGATCTTCGGCGAGATCGACCAGCTAATGAAGGACAACCCTGAAGCGGCCGGTAAGCTAAAGAATGAAGTGTACGGCAAGCTGTTTGATAAGGGTACTTTGGACGTCTACTTCCCACTGGTTCGTGAGGGGCAGTACAAGCTGACATACTCGGCTAAGAAGCCTAAATCACCAAGAGATGCCTACGCGGTAGAGATGTTCACAACAAGACGTGAGCGGGATCAAGCGAAAGCGGAGGTGGAAGCCGATGGTTCGTTTACTGGTATCGAAACCTCCGACGGTGAGTTGACCAGTAAGAACTTTACGAACGCTCCGCCCGCCTCTTTTGTTGCGCAGACGCTCCGCACTCTCAGTGCTAACGGGGTTGATGGGGATGTGCAGACGCAAATCATGCGCTTGTTCGTTAATGCTCTGCCAGAAACATCTTTTGCTAGGTCACTTCAGAAACGTAAGGGCACGCCCGGGTACATGACGGACTCCGTTTATGCTATGAAGTCCAAGGCGTACGACTTAGCGGGGCAGACTGAGAAGCTGAAATACGCTGCGATACTGCGGGCGCTGGACCAAGAGATCGAGAACAAAATAACCCCCACTGGAGCCGCAGAAGCAAAGTCTCGTGTGGGGAAAACTGCCGAATACACCCGTGCGTCGTTTGACGCTGTTAGAGCCGAACTGTTAAACCGCTCTCGGTTTGCGCGCCAAGGTGCGAACAACAAAGATTTAGAAGCGATAGGACGTAGGCTCAACCAGACTGCGTTTATCTACACCATTGGCTTCAACGTATCGTCCGCACTGGTCAACCTCTCGCAGGTTCCGCTGTTCGTGCTGCCCATGTTGGGTGGTAAGTATGGGTACAAAGCAACAGGTGTGGCGATCAAAGAAGCTGCCAGCATAGTCACCTCGTCCAAGAACTCTATACTGGGCAACTACGACATTCGAGATGACGGTGTGATGACGGTCAAGAAAGCCTTAGATGTACCCGCGGAACGCCGCAAAGAATTAGAAGACCTCGCTCCACTTGTAGCTACAGCAGTGAAGCGCGGTCAGTTAGGGCAGGGCTATCTTGCAGAAGCACTGGGGCTCGAAGAATCTGGTCGGGTATCTCGTAGCGGTAAAGTAGGCGCTGTCATGGATAACATCTCCGTGCTGTCTGCGTTCGTGTTTAACCATGGTGAACAGTTTAACCGTCAGGTCACTCTCATAACCGCCTACAAACTGGCCTTGCAGAAGTTGGCGGAAGACAGCCCTAGAATGACACGGACTGAGCGGATGGACAAAGCCGCAGAGCAGGCCTTTTATGCGTCGCAGGAAACAAACGGTGGTTCCTTCCTAGAGACTGCACCACCTATCGCACGCGAGGGTGTCGGCCGCGTGGCCTTTATGTATAAGAGTTACGGCCTACAAATGTACTACAGTATGTTAAAAGCCGCTAAGGTTGCGTTTGATTCCGACAAGGGCAAGTTGTTTGGCGAAGAGGGTTCGCCCGAACGTAAGGCTGCATGGAAACAGCTTATCGGTCTGCATGGTGCGGCGTTGTTCTTCGCGGGTGTGCAAGGTGTACCACTCTACGGCGCGGTGCAGTTGCTTGTAGACGCACTCTACCTAGACGACGAAGAGGACGACTTCGACACCATTGTGCGTAAGCACATCGGGGAGGGTTGGTATAAAGGCGCTATCACACAGTTTGCAGGCGTTGACGTTGCCAGTCGAGTAGCGCTTACAGGTCTACTTCTGCAGGAAAATCGTTATAATAACGACCCGTCAGTCGAAGAAACCATAGGGCATTACTTGGGCGGTCCAGCTCTCAGCGTGGGTAAGCGTCTAGTTCGGGGTGTGAGTGACCTACGGGAGGGTGAAACACAGCGCGGTATTGAGAACCTAATGCCCGTAGCAATCGCCAACATGTATAAGGGTACGTTCGGGCGTTACGCGGATCAGGGTGGTGCCTTCACACGTAGGGGCGACCCGATCTACGACGACATGACTGGCGGTGAAATGGCTGCACAGGTGTTGGGTTTCCCACCCACAGAGTACACGTTCCGCCAAGAGCAGAACATGATAAGCAAAGGCATTAGTATCGCCGTCGGCGCGCGGCGTTCTGCCCTGCACAAGAAGTATTATGTGGCGATGCGTGTAGGTGACTTCAGCGCAGCAGACGAAGTGTACGGGGAAATAGACGAGTTCAACCGTCGGCACCCAGAGGCGGCTGTCACGCAAAGTTCGATCGAGCGGTCAATGGCACAGCACGCTAAGACCTCTTTGGAGATGTACAACGGTGTGACCCTCAGCCCACTGTACCGCAACACCCTCGAACAGTTGCGCTCCGAGTACAAACAATAAAAAACCCCTGCTTTTTACGGCAGGGGTTAAGTCAGGGAGGAGAACGACATAAGGGAGGTTATACCGTCTGTGTGCGACGGTATCACACTGTACGCCATATGCGAACCCCAAACATATCGCTCTCTATCCGCACACGTGTTTCAAACGTCCAGCTCTTAATCTCTGCTATTTTACTCACTTGTTTCTTGGCGTTATCGGTGTCGACACAGGGGACAAACACAGACGCCCCTACCACCATACTCCCCCAATCCACGATTATCTTGACCTTGTCCGGGTTAAGATCGTCAGTCTTCATCGGCTTCTGATACATCTTGGCCAAGCCCTTCCAGTTTCACTGCGATAGTCCACGCGGATGGTAGGTTGAAGTTGGTGCCTTTGCACAACCGTTTCTTGACCTTCTTGGCCCCCATTTGCTCCGTCAACCCGTCCACCGTGCTGATAAAGTCTATGTGCTGCTCACCAAGCCACTGCTTAAACGGTTTCTGTACAATGTAGAGCATCGACGTGTCGGGTTCATATCGGGCGACGATCGCGTTTCGAGGTGACTGTTCAGGGATAACTATCGGGACTACTCCACCTACACCCGCAGTCGTAGCAGTGCTCTTGATTTTAAGGACGTTGCTCCAGTTCTCGGCCACGTAATCTGTTATGAGCGTCTGCACCGTGGCCGTACTGTCGTCGACAAAAGATTTCACACGGATCAGTGTAGCTACAACCCAATCAAATAGGCGTTTGAGGTCATAGTCTATGATGCCTAAATGCTTGGCCACATACGCTCCCGTAAGGATAGCCGCACAGCCCCCTGCCCAGAAACGGTTGACGCTAGTAAGCCTGGCGCGCTTCTCGAGGTTTTGCTTGATCTTCTCGAACTTCGTGGCGATAGCGTCGCGATTGTTAATGACGTACTGCACGTATTCCTCGGAGAAGTGGCCGTAGTTTAACTGCACGTCTTTGAACTGCGCCGCACCCACAGTAGGGTCCACATGGACACGTGGCATATCATCCACCCGCAGCTCAAGCAGTCGCTGCATCTCTGCTTTGACGTCACCCTTGGCCATGGCCATTTGCGCATACATGCTCACGTTACCTGTCGAGAACGCCAGTAGACGCCAAGGCATACCACGGACACGTTCTAGGTTGCTACCACCCGTCATACGGTTCTTTTGTTTGCCCTCAGACAGTTGGTAAGCGTAGTCGGACGCCACAGCGCCCCGCAAGTTTGTCATCTCGTCCGTGTTCAGCAGCATGTTGTGCATGAGTTCTGCGCGGTTCCAACGGGCGTTCTCTGTGTCTTTTTTCATGCTGGTCGTGCCCGCAGGATCACCCCATATGGAGGACGCCGCAAACATGGCCGTTGTTTTACCCCCGCCGGTGTACCCGAACAAGTGAACGCCCAAACTGTACAGACCTGTGAAAGGCATAAGGATCGTACCAAACCCGCCGCACACGACAAACTGGTGCATCTCCATACCCTCTTGGTCATAGAACTCGAGTATTTCTCTGCTGCGATCACGGGTACCCTTAACAACAAACGCTTTAGATGATTGGATTGTCTTGCCCGAAGGCGGGTTGTAATCCACACCCGCAGCTGTAATCAGGCGGTCGCCTAACACAAACTCTTTCATCTCGGTGTCGTCAGTCCAACCGAATTGTTGGTGCGCAGTGCTGGCGCTTGTGGTGTGTTGTAGTTCGTTAATCCACGCTGTCGTGTATCTCATTAGTTTATCCAAATCTGCGCCAAGCGCGGTTATCCCCTGTGCTGACATGTGCTTGCGGAACTCTTCTTTAGAAGTGATGGAGGTCAGGGGTACGGTAAACTCCCTCACCCCGTCTCTCGGCAGGTGGAGTGCGAAGGCTACCACCTCACCCAACTCCGCGTCATGGAGCCTGCGTGTAACGTAGAAGTCGTAGTGGTACACGCACTGCTCGTCAGGGTTCCCGTCTTCGTCCTTCACGCGAATGTACACGCCGCCATTCTGTCCACGGAAATATGGGTTAGGAAGTTTTGGTATCGCGTACGTCTTTATGCCTGTCGCCGCGGCGGCTTCTACCACGTTATCCTCGGGCGCAGCCTCGGCAATTTCCTTGGCCAACATCGCAGGAGTAGATATTTTACCCTTGTTGGGGCAGTCTACGCACCCTGCAGGGTTATGACCCTCAAACGTATTACAGAAGTGCGGCCCACCTGTGTCCTGCATCTTACGTAGGGTGGCGTTAATGTTGTAATCTTCGTGCTTGTGGGACATTAGGTGCGCGGCCTTGTCACCATCTTCACACACGTTGGCAATAGATAGCGCCGAACGCCACAGGTCATACGACACTGTCTCTTGGTTTTCGATCACGTGCCTTATCTGGCCACAACCTGTACCACTTCTTGTACGTGTTAGTAGGCGTTTGAAACTACCCCGTTGGTTCTGGTGCATGGCATCGCGGAACGCGCTTACCGCACCGTTTGACTTGTGTTTGTGGGGTACTGGTATCGGGTCGTCACCAAGCAACTGAGAAAATTCGTCGAAGTCCACCATCTGCGGAGCCTCTAAACCAAAGAAGGTTACGGGTGCTGACGGGTCGCTCTTGTGGTTGTGGGTGTTAGGTACGCGGAGGACGCGGGCTACGTCGGACGTCACTGACCTGTCTGCCTCGAAACCGTCGGCGAGGCATAGGTTCTTCAGTCGCTCGGCCACGGGCCACCAGTCGTCTCGGCATATAGCGTGGGACAAAATCCAGTAGGCGTGCACTCCACGTCCCGAATTGACCAGCGTAGGTTTCGGCAGGCTATGACGTTTACAGAACGCCCGCAGTTCGGATATTGCTGCTTTTTGGTTGGGGAACTCTTTGTCAGGTCCGCAGTCCAAGTCCAAAAAGAAAGACTTTAGGTGGGTTACGTTTTCAGCCTTGCGGGAACCTGCTTCTTCAAGCCTCCCTAGCGCAAAGTAGACGTCGTACCCAGCGGCATCGAGGTTGTCCGCGGCATCTATTACTTCGTTTACAGAAGTGTAGAACTCCTGCTTGAGACCACTGCTATTCGCGGCAAACACACAGTAGTGGCCGTCGTGTCCTAGTATCAGGTCTAAAAATCTTTTCGTTTCCATATGCACCACTCGCTGTCGGGAGGTTAATCACGGCCACCGAAGCAGCCGTGATATATTTTTTAGTCGTCCCAATCTTCGAGGACAGAATCTAGGTCGTCGTTAGATGAAGGTTTCGCGACTGCCTTTTTGGCAGCTCTTTTTACCGGAGGTTTTTCCTTCTCTTCTTCGAACCCGTCGTCAGCTTCATCAGCTTCATCAGCTTCATCAGCTAACACGTTGTTGCTTTTAGCCGGTTTAGGCTTCGCGCTACCCGACCCTGCGAATGGGTTATCGTCACCACCCACAACAAAACCACCCTCGACAGCCCCAAACGGGTTACGAGCTTGCATTGGAACGTACTTGATAACCTGTACAGCTTTCAAACGTAGCGACACGTTTTGCTTGCCGTTGAAATCGTACGCGTAGAACGATACCGCGACACTTACGGTGCTCCCTGTGGTCAACTGGAAATCATCAGCGAGCGGGGTACCCTGCGAATCCACCTGCAAGGGCTTGGTAGTAACCTCACCTTTGTAGGCACCCTTCAAGTTAGCCTTATGGGTGTACGTACCATTATCGTCTTTCACGAATGGGTTTTCTAGTTTGTCGGGCCACTTGTCCTCTTTGTTCGCCGCGTAATGTGCCTTCATTTGCAGGAACAAGGCCTTGGCAGTCTCGCTGTTCATACGGAACTGGATGGAGAACTCAGCGTTTTGCTCCCGCGGGTCACACGGCATACTACGCTTTTTGTTCTGGTCGAACGCATACGTACGGTCCAGTTTGGGCCAGAGTGCTTCTACGTTTTCGATGATATATGCTTCAGTCATTTTGTCGTTCTCCTATGTTATACGTCTTGGTCAACGTTGAAATCCATCTCAAGTTGACGGTCGTCTTTTACCCGCTCTGTGGGGGTTTCATCCACGTCCCGCATCGCTTTTGTCAAAGCCTCTGAGACTGCGGTTTTATTGAACCGGTAGGTGTTACCGATCTTGATGTACGTGGTCTTGGGGATATGCCCCTGCCGTACCCACGCACGTATCGTTGAGATAGACACAGCGAAGTGCTTCGCTAAGTCCTCTATTTGTACAAAAGGTTCTGTCATCATTTTTTCCTCACAGAGATTACGTATTCAGTGTCGATGTTCAGACCCTTGGGCATCACATCGGGGTTCTCTTCCAAGAACTGTTTGACGTTGGTCTGGTTCAAACGGCGGTCTAGGAACTCGGGCATGTCGTGCTCTTTGATGAACCCGTACATAGACTCCCAATCTCCAGTCCAGTATTTCGTTTTAGTAGACCTGAAAAACAGACCCTCAGTAGTGCGGACGCTTTCAACCTTGTGAACGTCACAGTAGTCTAGCAGCGCACGTTTCAGAATTTCCTGTTGGCGTACCAACGCTCCATCGTTTTCCTTGAACTCCGCGGATATCGCAGCTCGCTTCGCCCGGATATTGATATAGGCTCTAGTGAGTTTATCTGCGGAGACGCCAGAGGTGTCATCCATTATTGCTCTCCTTGTTTGGTTAGAGTTTCACTTTAGTAGTGTATGGTGTGTTAGTCAAGTAGTTCTTTGTAGAGGTCGGTCATTTTTGTGTGGACGTTGATTCTACTATCTAACAGTGAGTAAATGCGCTTTTCCACAGGGGAACCCTGCAACTGTACAACAGTGCACGGATGTTTTTGTCCAGAGCGGTGCACACGAGCGTTTGCCTGCGCATATGTTTCCAGAGACGGGGTCGGACCCCACCACACCACAGTGTTGGCTGCTGTTAACGTGACACCATGTGCAGCGGACTGCGGCTGGATTACCAATATCTTGGGGTCGTCTACTGTCTGGAACCGTTTGAATATATCTGTACGCTTGGCTACGGGCACGTCACCACGGATAACCTCGGTAGTCAGCCCGTCATTGCGTAGCTTATCCACCAGTATGTCAATGGTGTGTTTGAACGGCACAAATATAAGAACCTTCTGACTGCTCTCGTCGATAACTTCCCTCAGCACGTTATACCGGTGCTTGATGTCGAACTCGAGCGTGTCCCCGTCGTCTGTATATACGGCACCCGCAGAAATCTGTAGTAGCTTGTTGATAGCCACCGCAGAGTTTACCGCCGATACTTCATCTTCGCCGATAGTAATGAGGTGGTTCTTTTTGAGTTTGTCATAGTAAAGCTGCTGCTGCCGTGTCAGTTCTACTTTGCGTTTGACGTAAGTCATTTCGGGCAGGTCAAGGCACTCTTCTTTGGTGAACCGGATAGCAGGCTGTAACACCCTATACACAAGGTCAGACGACTCCGGCTTAACCACCCACCTAAATTGCGTGATCTTGTGCATGACCATATCTCGGAAGGAACCAAAGAACCGTGGCACCGATGCAGGGTCGATTAACTTGGCTAATCCGTAGGCATCGAGGGGCGACTGCGCGGCGGGAGTACCCGTCATCATCCACAGCCACGTATCATCGCCCACCAGTTTGTTCATGGTCTTCCAGCGTTTCGACTGCGCGTTCTTGTAGTGAGTTGCCTCGTCCACGATGATTAGGTCGAACCCCCCTGCCACGATTTCGTCGAAGCAGATAGCGATCCCGTCGTAGTTTATAATGGCGAAGTCTGCCCCTTGGGCGAGCAGCTGCTTACGCTTCTTCGGCGTACCGTATATGACTTCCACACTGCGGTGCGGTGCAAAGGTGAACAGGTCTTCGCGCCACGCTGAGTCCATGATGGACAACGGGCATACAACTAACACTCGCTTGATATGACCTTGGTCCAACAAGTAATCAGCGGCCCAGATAGCACTGGCTGTCTTGCCGGTACCCTGCTCGTTAAAACAGAAGGCCTTTTTATGTAGGGTTAAGAACGAGGATGTTTTCTTTTGGTGCGCAAACGGAGCGTGTCTACCTGTCCATTTGTACCTGTCTTGGATAGGTGAGGGTGCGTTTATCTTGAGGTTCCGTAGGCTATGTACCTCGTCGATACCCCAGTTTACGAGCACCTCGTTGTCGCGCACTACCTTACTCTTAGGGATAACTTCAGTGATGCGTTTTGGATTGCGTAGCTTCATAAGCAACGCCTTACCGTCGATGATCTTCATGTCGTTCTCCTTTTAGGGTAGCCCCTAAATCACGCTTTCTTCTTGTAGTTACGCGCGCGGTTCTTACTCGAACTCTCTATCGTGTAACCGTCCTTGTTGCTGCCGCCCTTGGACAGGGCTTTCTTGTGGCTAACGTCTTTGCCTTCACGTTTGTCGGCTTTGCCGTTGTTGTTTTTGTCGGCACCATCTTTATCTACAGCACGGCGGGCACGCTGGCGCTCCATCCGGGCCTCAAAGGTCTTGCTACCAACAGGTTTGTTGGTCTGCTTCTTACGATCTGCGGGGTTCTTATATGGCATCTTATAGGCTCCTTCACGGGGTGTTTGTTTTGTAGAAGCGTGGAACTGGTTGAACATTGGACACGCCATCATTTACGAGTGCGCCCTCCGCGACAGCGGCCATGCGCCTAACAGTAGCGTTTGGCGACGTACCCGGAATTTCTACAATCTCTGCCATAGCGTTCCACAACTTCCCGTGTTCTTTTTGGTAATCAATCATCAGTTCGCTCCGTTATGTACACATTCGATTACCGCACAGTGACGTCGGCATAACCCGCTGGGCTTTGCGTTCCACATATCCGTTTCCCCTGCGGTCTCCATTTGCTTGTACTTGGAAAGCCACTTCTCCCACAGGTTTGGTTTATCGTACTCCGTGTACGTGCCTCTCACCAAGTCATTGCTAATGACGAACACCAACCCCGCACGTATCGTCTTTACCTGCGGGTAGTGTTTGAACACGGACAGCGCCATGAGTTCCAGCTGCCCCTTGTCGGCGTACTTTGAGGACTTGCCAGTCTTGTAGTCGATCACCCACGCAAGATCACCGTCGAGGATAATAAGGTCGGCGATCCCACGGAACCACACGTCACCCGCAAAGAACCCACACGGCTCTAGGTCTTTAGTGATACCCAGCTTGAGTTCACACAGCTTGTCGCCCTTCTTGTTCTTGAGAACGTCAAGCATCTTTTGCGCGTAGCTAAACTTATTAGGTAGCGGGACGTCCTTCCCTATATAGTCCTCCGCTGCGGTGTGAAACGCCGTGCCATACAGTGTTGCCTCGGTCTCTTTGAAGGGAATTTCCTTGAGGATTTTGTCGTGGTAGAACTGTTTGGGGCACTGCTCAAACGCTTTGATCTTGCTGTAGGACCACGGCCATACCTTAGTTGTCATCCTGCATCTCCATATGATTTGCCTGTACCGCTCTCGCACGTGATGGGTAATCCATCAGCCCAATCGGGGGTCTGTCGCATACATTCTTCCATGTACGCCTGCGCCTCGTCTAACTCTTCGTCGGGCACACAGGTTATAATTGAGTCGTGTACAGTTAGCACGGCTTTGTATCTCTTGGCAAGTAGTATCATTTGATACCCTATGATGCAGCGGGCGAGGGCTTGACACACGTTCTCCACCAGCTTGCCACCATATATTTTGCTTGGGCCTCTACGGGTGCGATAACTGTACTCATAACCATACTTTGACCTCTCCCCTGCAAGGCCGTGGTAGTACATGGACAGACCTGACGGGAGAACAATAGCGTTTCTCGCAGCGTCCACTTGCAAGACACCTTCACGTCCGAACTGTAAGCTGTCGCCCCGTGCCATGTATTGCACAGTGTTGTTGGCATCCCGCCACAGCTGACTAATGGCCCCGTTGGTACTCCGGTAAATCTCTATGATCCGCCGCGCTTCTTCGAGTTCGATATAGACCCCCATGCCCTGCAACTGTAGCTGGAACTTGACTGCGCCCATGCCGTAACCCGCGCCGAGGATCGTAGTCTTACCCACGAACCGTTGGTCTTTGGTCACACTTTCAACGAGTACAGTGTAAATACTTGAGGCCATGTATTTGTACACGTCCTCTCCGTTGGTGAACTGTTGGGTCAGGTCGTCTTGTCCCGCAAGCCAAGCGAGTACCCGCGCCTCGATCTGTGAAGAGTCGCAGTCGATAAGTGAGTAACCTTCGGGCGCGAGGATACTTCTCTTTAGCTTCTTACCGTTTTGTCCCCGACTTGGTAGGTTCTGTAGGTTGATCTTATCGTCCCCACCCCACCTGCCAGTGTGCGCGGCATAATACTTTATGGGCCCGGGCAGGAGACCCCGTTTGGATATGTCTATGAACCGCTGTGTTCGAGTTTCTTCGAGCGTGGATTTGGTACCAAGTCGCGCTGATACCAGTGCCTGAACCTGCTCATTGTCGTGGTCTAGTAGTTGTCTGAACTCTTCATCGCTCTTGGCAAAAGCGAACGTCTCGTTGCCCGTCGTGGGGCTGATCTTCATAGGTGGTTCAACCCCTAAACCTACTAACAGGGCGGCTAACTTGGGGTTGGACATAAGTTCCTTCTTGTTCGTGATACCCGCGTCGATCATCAGCTGGTTTTTATGTTCCTTTATGTCCTCAAGGTGAGACTCCAGCAGGGCGGGGTCGAGGACCAATGTAGGTTCCGTAAACATCCGCAGGGTTAAGTCTATGAGTCGTAGTTCCTCTTTGGGGAATCCCTTAACCATAATAGCGAACAGCTTGTACGTCAGATCGACGTCGTTAATGCAGTAGTCTCCGTACTTCTCTAACTCGTCTACAAGAAAATCCCCGCGTCGTTTTCCGAGGGCGTCCAGTACCTCTGTGCCCTTCTCCCCAATGCCGTAGCGGGTAGCTAATGCGGCGAGACTGCCACCGGCTTCGGTGCCATGCAGGGCACGGGCGATGCAAAGAGTATCTGCGTACATGCGGGGGTGTATATCAAAAAGCCAGCTTAGAATGGCCCCGTCAAACATAGTGTTATGACAAAGTACCATAGAGTCTTCCCACGGTAGAGACTTGAGATACTTCCTCGTCTGCTCATACGTTCCACTTGCCCACTCCGCTTCTCCATTGTTTAGTTTTACGCTCACGCCGATCACCTCAAAACGAGGGTCACGGATGTAGGCTTCGGTTGTCATTTTACGCAAGGAATAATCCTTGTCATAATATGTCTCAAAATCTAGGGTCAGTAGGTCCATCTGGTGTTTTGTTCCTCACAATAGTTTTCAACTGCTATGTCGACTAGATACTCCGCAAAGCTAACGTACCCTCCAGTGGTCATTTTCTTAACGATGCCGTAATATGTGGCTTCATCCATACCCCCAACGATAGATTGTCTTATGCTCCCCAGCCTAAATGCAGGCTGGCGCAGCGCGCGGTTTACCCGTTGTTTCTCAGAGTACCTACTACCGTATGTAACTATCCCCCGCGCCCTTGCCCTGTCGATAACGCCAAAGACGTTCCCGTATTTAATATCCAGAGCAATAGCGATGTCTTTGACACGCTGCCCACTCTTATACATTGCGAGTATCCTGTGGCTCAACGCGGATATTCCCGGGCCCGGATTCTTCTTCGTTCTCTCGTTCATGGTCGATCATCCTCTCCTGCACCGCGACGCTCGTACGCTGTCAAAAACGCTAGGCAACAACATGCGTGTGCAAGGTGCGAGTATCCCGTCTCAGGGTCTTTATCCTCACCTCCCCACCAAGCCCACATATGACGCATCATGGCACTGAACGGGCGGGACCACGCCATACCCGACTCCCAGTTACGCGACGAATACTTCCCAGCACCGAAGGTCAAGACACGTGCAGTCTCTTCCAACAACTCAGGTGGTAACAACTCATAGCGTAACTTGTCAGTGTCGTCCTTATGCCCCGTGGGGGGCATAGGCTTCACTTCCTCTCGCCAGTCGGGTGAGGATATACGACCTAAAAGGGTTTTTACCAGTGACACGTCGACCTCTAATACCTCGGCTACATGCCACGCGCTAACGTTCCTGTGGGCTACGAGGTATCGCCATATCTGTTCTTCTTCTTTGGTCATATTTTATATCCTTCTTTGCGGCGGCTGCTGACAAACTTTGTCAGATCATCCTTGGCGTGGTGGTACCGCTGATTAACGGAGGGGGATGCGTCCCTAGTTCTGCCGAACGCTTGATGCCGCCAGAAATCTACCTGCTTCCTTAAAAACAGCAGTTCCTCCTCTAGCGCAGGGTTTAACGTGCCCGGTGCTCCACCCTCCATCACGTTGCAAACCAGTCTGTAGCAGGTGCCCAGAGCACAGTAGACGCTCGATCTTGACCGCCCTTAGCCCACACCTGCGCCTTGGCGATTTCCCCAGCGTTGTGCATCCGGTGCAGTACCTGTTGCATCTCACCGTCCCCCACACTTAGTGCTTTGGCGAGGTTCTTAGCTGTATGCGCAAACTGGTTTTCCTCCATCTCAAAATGCGCCGTGATACGATCTTCTAGCTTGGCCACCACCACGCGGGGTGTTTCCCCCTTCAGGGTTTCCTCCATGGACATAGTAATAGCTTTCCATGGGGTGGCACTGTTTTCGTCGCCCACGTTCGGCAAGACCACCATTCTGTACGTTTCCTCTTCTTTGAGGTCATGTTTTTTGACTAGTCGTGCGTTGATGAACACGCCTTCCCCGTTGTCGACACGAGCACCGAAACTTGTTCTGGTGTCCAGTTGGGTCTCGATAAATACGTATACAGTTTCCATTATGTAGTCCTCACTTTTGTTGGTTGTTTGCCCACGCGGCCAAAATGTCCGTCGTGTCGTGCATGTTGAGTTCGTTTGCGATCAGGTCGAGTCCACCCGCCGCGTTGATCTCTCCGAGGTTCTTCTCCTGCAAAGGCGTGGGGGTGTTCTTGCCAGCCTTGCACTCGATCCCGAAGAACAGACCTGCGTAGCACCCGACAATATCGGGAACCCCACTCTTCCCGTATCCACCTGTGGCGGGGTAGAAGTAGTAAGCCCCCAAACCCTTGAGGTGTTTAACAACAATTTTCTTGACTTTAGCTTCAGGTGTAATTGGCTTGCTCCTTGATACCAGTTCCGTTTAGCTTTTAGGGAATCCCCTAAAAGCTATTTGTATACCCAGTAGATTGACTGACCTATCCGACTGCCCACACCGCCGACTTCTCTTAGCGGGGGTGGGACGTTCAACATCATTAGTGTAGCTAGTCTAGCCTGAATCCATTTGGGTAAGTCGTGTACGGAAGAATAGTTACCCTCCGCGTCCGGGTCAATACTGTCCATACCGAAACACATCACCTCGACGTGTCCAGCGTCGTCATGTATTAACACACGGTAAGTGTTATCGTCTGTTACGCTCATGTGGCGTCACTTTCCTCATGGACATAGAATATGTGTTCGCCGATGCGAGACCCCACACCCTCGACGTAGTGTCCGTCTTCGCACATCTGCAAGACCATTACCTTACCAAGAATACTCTCGGGTAACGCATCGGCCACCCACGTCTGCTGCTCATGTTGTTTTGAGTCAGTCGTCCTAGCGTCGGCTATAAAGAGAATGTCGGCCCTAGTTTCGTGTTGGGTCGGGTAGATATACACAAAGGTCATTGGCACTGTATCGGCCATGGATTCTCTTGCAGCGGTCATTTCTAAAAGTTCGGTTATGTCCGCTTGGACCTGTGGGTCAATGAACTTGTACCCAGACTTAATTAGACAACCGAACTCCAGTAACAGTTTGCTAGTGTTACCGTTGTAAGGTGACATACCCAATTGGCTTCTTACGTAGCGGTGTCTCAGCATAAACGCTTGGCGTCCACTGTCGACGTTTTTAATGTTTGTAGCGTGGTGCAGTCGCTCTATGTCGCGTGTTGTATACGCAACGAGATTACGGGTCGCGGTTTTTAGCGCGGTCTTGATGTTTATAGACGCCTTAATGTGGTGTTCTAGGGTATACTCGCCGTACTTGTTGTTGATGATACCCCGCGCGGATACCCCGAACTTGTCGTCACCATAACCGTTCCTCTGAGAGCTACCGTAGGTAACGTACCCACGTACGTATCGTTCGCCCTCCACGTACACATACACGGATTTGTGGTCGCGGCTCGAAAACACGAAATCCCTATTGGCGCGACGTAGGTCACGGCAGAATTCTGCTAGGCACCCACTGTACCACCCTGCCAGATAGCCGGCTTCAGGTTTTAGATCCGCAGTTTCTTTATGTTCGTATGTCATGTTTTATCCTTTGACTTTTTTGGTTAGGTTGCACAGTTTGTTGATCTTGCGGTTGAAGAACGTGAGCCCTTGTGCGTGGGTGTAGTCTCCGTCCCAGTCGTGAAAGATCGCATGGGCTAGGTGAACGCGCATCGTGTGCTTGCTGTCCTTGAGAATGTTACGGCACATCTTGGGGCTTTTTGACAGGACTATCCCTATGTCCCAGCCGTATGCGTTCGGTACGTAGTGTTCTCTGATGTGTTCCAATGTTTCCGCCCGCATACGTTCAACAAAATCTACCTGATTCATAGGTAGCATTGGCACCATTGCGTACGCCCACTCACGGAACTCCTCGATGTGGGGCTTCAGTTTGGACTTGAGTGTCTTGTCGATCACTTGGCGGGGTGGTTTTGGTATCTCTTTACCACCTGACATGTACTCCCAATTACCACCGCCAAGGTTCTTAAACGTCAGTGCAGGTGATCGCTCACGCTTCTGCATCCACTGGTTCCAACGATTTGGTGTTTTATTAGCGCAGACCGCGGCGGGGACTTTCATCTGCTTGGCTAGGTAGTGGTCTGTTCCGTTTAAGCGAGGGTGATAACTCGAACGATTTACTGTGATGAAGTGTTTACCGTTGCGGTTGTTGAACCATATACCCTTCGGTGTGTGTCGATACAGGAACGCGTAGCGTCCGGGGTGGATGCCCGGCCCAACCCCGTTACGGATTGTGACTGTCTCCGTACCGTCGCGATGTTTACGCCATACGATAGGTGCGTAGTCCACCATGAGTGCGTTAAGTTCTTCGCCGTAATAACGACAGAGGGTGTCTCCGTAGTTCCACCCGTCTTGTAGGACGTAGCAGTTCTTACCTAGCTTGACGATACGTTCCCACTTGCGGTTGCGGTCGCCAATAGGCCGTATGTCCTTACCTGCGTTCTGTGCGCCGCGCGTGGGTGTGATGTTATTGTACGCCGCCTCGACGTCAGCGAAGCAAGTATAGCTAGTGAATGTTCGTGCCATTGGTTAGACTCCTTTGGTTTTTAGGGGATTCCCTAAATGTTGATTAGTCTTCGTCTTCGTAGTCAGCCTCGATGATACCAGTTCCGCCGCAGTTCTCGCACTCGGCCCAGTAATCCTCGAGATACCCATACGGGTTTGAGTTAGACATTGGCACTGCACGTTCGTATTCGCAGCGACCTTCCCCGTCACATTCTGGACACGCCAAGTGCGTCGTGCTCTTCGCCAGATTAGGTTCGATTGCCGCGTCATACAGTTCTGCAAACGTGTGGCCTCCGGCGTTTTTAGATACAGTCATCTCACATCTCCCTTGGTTTAATGTGTACAGTCACGCCCACGTCGGGCTTCGCGTTTTCGTTGTCGAGTATGCACCACAGCACAGGGTTGGTCCACTGACCCCAGCCGCCGTACAAGTACCCATCTGTTAAGACGATACAGGCTTGCGGGTCGATGTTGTGCTCACGCAGATACTCGGGGACACACTCAACACACGTGCCGCCACCTCCTTCTGGTTTGGTAGACCTGATGATGTCGTCTTGGTCGTGGATGTCGTACACCTCGTCACGACACACAGCGGTATCCCAATACAACACACGTAACTTGTCAGGGTGTACCGTGTCACACATAGACTTGACCTCCGACAAGAATGCAGTCAGTTCGCGCCCACCGATAGAACCTGACGTGTCAATCGCTACCACCAGTTCACCTACCTGTTCACTGATACCCGAGGGCATGTATACGCCCGCGCCTATATAGCGTCTGTTTGGACGTCGCCATGTTGAGTAATCCCGCCCCGCACAGGTCGTCTGCACAAACTCACGTAACACCTCACGCCAGTCTACTTGGGGTTGGAGTAGGTCTTCAAAACTGCGGTCGCCCCCACTACCCATCCTACCTGCCATTAACGTACCTTGACGCACAGCTTCGTCTATGTCGCGGGCAAGCTCACGCTGCTCTTCCACACTCATATCTTGTGCACCATCCCAATCATGTTCATCGAACCCTTGGGGTAGCCCGTCACCTTGGCCTTGGCCCTGACCGTCACCTTGCGGGTCCTGATCTTTCTTGAGGCTGTTGTATACTTGGGCGGTGTCCCACCCAGAATACTTGGGGTTGTAACACCCACCTTCCGGCATAAGCGCCCAGAAGTGCTTGCCATACTCGCCCTTGATCTTGTCGTTGATAACGTAGTCACAGGATATGTTGGCCAGCCGCGCGTTCTCTTTGTAGAGATGTTTCCACGTTGTCAGATGACGATACAGCTTGTGATAGACCTCATGCAGCACGAGGAACCGTAACTCTGCATCGTTGAGACCCTCGACGAACTCCGCGCCATACATCTCGTCACGTCCGTTGGTACAGGCTGTTGGAACCCTAGCCGCGTCGTGCTCGATAGTACGCTTGCCGATCATAATGACGCCCGCCAGTGCAGGTGCCCTGCCCATGATGTCTACCACGGCTTTGGATAGTCGCTGCTCTGGTGTAAGTTGTTTACCTATTGATAACATCTTAGTTCCTCCACCACATCATACGCTTGTACCATGTTGGCTTAGTCTTGGGCTTGGGTGGTTGTGTTTGCCCTCTTTCCTCGCCGATCAACACAACCTGTTCGGCGTACTGCTCGGGAGTAATTCCAACCATCCTTGCGATAGCTAATTGGCCCGCACTGAGGAACACCTTCTTAGGGGATTCCCTAAAGTCCATCTCGAGTTGTGCACTGGTGCTGGTTACGTTCAATTTTAAGCTGCGATTGTATATAGCGGTCACAGGTAAACCCATGATAGTGGCAATCATGGCCGGTTTTACGCCAGCCTTCCTCAGTGATACCATTTGCGCTTCTTGTTCCTTGGTCCATTTGGTGTACTTACGTTTGGCCATTAGTCTTCTCCTTGTTTGTTTTGAGTAGGTCATTACTTCTTATCCGCCGCGAACATGTAGTTGTTGTCCATCGCCCACTTGGTGAACTTCTTGTTCGTCATCACCATGCTCTGCTTGGAATACTTGGGCGCACGTACCCCATTGGCGAACATACCTTGTGCCTCACGGTCGAGCCTCGGCATGTAGTCCATCCACGCATTGATCCAGCTAGGCTCCAACGCTGCGAGGGACCGATACACCACCATACATACAGCCGCTGCACTCTCGGGAACCTTGGCGTTCATCGGGTCGTCCTTGATAGACTGTAAGCTGGGTAGCTGGTCAGACATTTTGACGAAGGCCATAAGGTCCATCGCACCACGATCACCGACCGTACCCATCAACAGACCAGTCAACGTCTGGTCGTCGAACAAGTGTCGTTCATGTAGGATGTCAGACGCGGCCTCCAACGAACGTGGTGTCACGAACGCGGCGCGCTGCTGCTTGGGGTGGAAGATGTACGGGTTCTCGTCGGGGTCTTTCACGTCCTCGAACGATGCAAACAAGTGCGGGTTGTCCTTGCACCAACCCAGCAGGCTGTGGTCGATACCGCTGTTGATGCCCCACTCGATCCACTCGATGTTGTTTGGCTTACGCATCTGCACCACGGTCATACGGTTACGCGCATGGGGTGGTAACATATCACCCACACCCTCGGAACCTTTGTTGGTCGTGGCGAAGATCACACTGTCAGGATGTAGTGTGTAGCTGCCGATCTTGCGTTCGAGTATGAGGCGTAGCAGTGCCAGCTTTACAGCAGGGTTACACTTACCGAACTCGTCCACCATCAGGATGATAGGCTTGTTGTTGTGCACACCCAATTCCTCGTTGGTCAGGTATGTAACGTAGCCCGTGCCGTCATCTAGCTTGGCGATGTTAGGGATCGTAATGTCTCCGAGGTCTTTGGTCGTGCAGTCGAAGTAACACGCTAGGTGGCCGGGCATCTTAGCGGCGAGCATGGATAAGATAGACGATTTCCCTGTGCCCATGTCACCTTGGACTAGGATGGTACGCTTGCGCCCCACGGCTTGGATTGCCGTAGCCGACTGGTCGAGGCTCAGTGCGTACATCTGGTGTGCTTGGTTCATTGTAGTCTCCGTTGGTTTTTAGGGTATTCCCTAAAGTCTGGTTGGGTTGTTAGTAGCCTAGTGCGTGGCCGATGATTAGTAGTGCGTAGCCGCAGCCAAATATGGCGACCACACCGATGATGTCTCCGATGATACCCTTCATTACATATCGAGACTTGGTAGGGCTGCGAGTGCAGCGCTGAGGTTCTTGCGTGTGTCTTCACGCAGTGAGGGTGAGTTCTTGATCTTGTCGAGGTTCAGCCCGTATAGCGCCTGTTCTAACTTCCGGCGCATGGCTTCCATCTGGCTGTCCTGTGTCACGTTACACGTACCCAGCATATCAGTCAGTTCTATCGCCCGGTCAAACACACTGTCGTAGAGGCGGTTGCCTTTACCCTCGTCGTTGACGTCCAGTTGGCGTACCAGTGTCGTGAGGTTGTCATGCAGTTTGTGCCATATGTCATTCATCGCTGTCTGTATGGCCTTGGTGTAGTGTGTTTCGTACTGCGACTTGATCTGCTCCAGAGCCTCGTTGCCCACGTCGATACGGAAGTCACCGGCATCTGGTAGAGGCATGTAAGATACGCGGAACGCGAACTTGTCTTCGAGCCCGTCACGTGTGGGGTACTCGTCGCGGTTAAACATATCACCCAGCTTGGCTTGGGCTTGCGTGATCTCCCACTCGTATTCCTGCAAGAACGCAGTCACTAGGCTGTGAAACTCATTCTGCAGTTCAGTCATAACCTCGTTGTACCTGAAGTATTGGGCTGTCGTGAGGAGGCGCGACCCGTTGTCTGACCACGGCATTGTCATGCTGTAGTGTGTATTGCGCACGTTAGATGCGAACTTCTGTACTGCCCGCAACTCTTCGCAGTCACCCAGCAAGTTCTTGGACACGTTGGCCACGCCCTTAGCGGCGTAGTTCATGCTCGTGATGTCGTCCGACGCCTTGCGATCCTTCTTGCGTGCTGTCCACACGCTTGCATTGAAGTCGACCACCATCGCAGCAGACGAGATACTCGGTGTGTTTGTCTCGAGGGTTTGTAGCATTATAGTCTCCATTGGTTTTTAGGGGATTCCCTAAAGGTTGGTTGGGTTGGTCGGGGTTGTTCTTGTATCGTACTACCACAGTACCACAAGTATCACCCTGTGTCAAGTTATGTGGTACCGTGGTAGGTATTACGTTACGGTGTGATTAGGATACTAGTTCCCTTCATCGGGGTGTTAATTAAGCGGGTCATATCGTTCGGGTGGAGATTACCCGAACGATGTCGCAGCGAGGGCAAAGGATTGGTGTGTAACTAAGGGTTGAAACCGACACGCCCAGCCCATTTTGGGAAGCCCCTCGTATTGCTTTGTTCAGATTGGCAACGGCTTGATTGATTTTTGTCTGCGTGCTCTTGGTCTGTCATTTTGTGATTCCTTGTTTTGCCTTCGGTCGCCCCAGCGGCAAGTCCTTGGCGGCGGCGGCGGCGTCTACGTCTGCGGCGTATGCCTCAACCTGTGCGGCTACCTTCGCACGTTCAAGTGCGTCCATCTGTTGCCCCATTCGTGCGAGTTCGGCCATGCCTTCGCGGCGGTTGCGCTCGGCGGCGGTCATTCGCTTCCGCAGGGCGATTATGCAAGATGATACGGCCTGTGCTATAGCGGCGCAGTCGTGCGACCATTCAGGACCGTCCAGAAGCACGCCCTCCATGCTTGGCATGTCGCCACAAAGTTCGTTTAGGTCGTTGCGCATGGTTGTAATCGCGGCGTGGTTTGCAACGCTATTTTTGCGCCATATGTCGTTGGTTTTTCGCAGCTTGGCAATCTCGGCCTGTGCGGCGTCGTGCAGATCGGAGCGGACGTAGGAAACGCCTCCCCCTGTTTCGCTGTCATACCAATGGCCGTATGAATACCAGCTATTGTAGACCGGCTTGCACCACACCTGTTCCGGCGCGTCTGTCTGTACGTCCGGCACGTCCCGCTCATGCTCCATCGGGCTGCGGCGGCTGTTTGGAATGTCAGTCATTGGCTGTCTCCTTCGGCAGTGGTTTCCATTCGCTTCGCGACGGGTTCCTCAACCCTGTTGCGGTCCTCATCCTTCCGTTCATTTGTTCTCTCCTGTGCTGTAGTATAGTATGTATATTATGTCAGGTTGAAAGGCAGCGGACACTGCCTGCCTCAGTCTGGCCTTGACATACTCCTTATCAAAGGGGGTCATCGGGCTCCCTCCCTCTTTTTGTGTCGTTCATAACTGGCCCGTATGTCGTCGGGCCACAGGTCCAGTGGCACGTCGGTCAGTTTCTCACGGGCCACCTCCTTACCATCCAGCTGGACAGCGAAATCTGCGCCTTGCCAAGGGGCGATCGGATCGCCGCTCTCGGAGACACGAACAGCCAGCTTGCCCTTGATCTGGTTGGGGTGCACACCGACCACGTTGGCCAGCATGTACGCCCGCTTGAGTCTGCGCAGCAGTTTGACCTTCTCAAGTTCTAGTTCGATCAGTTGGTCCATCTTCTCGAACAGCTTGTCAGGTAGCTTCACTTCAGTCCTCCCATGAATACTGCCATTCTGGCAGCAATTTCGTTGGCCTCGGCGTCGATGGTGTTACGTGTCGTGTTGTTCCACGCGAAGTCCTGCACTGTGACTGTTTCGGCGTTTAGGGGATTCCCTAAAGATGGGTTGATTAGGTCGGTCATGTTGTTCTCCGTTGGTTTGGGGGGTCGCAGCAGGAGGAAATTTTCCAATCTACTCCTAAGACAATAACACAAGTATCGGGCTGTGTCAAGTAATGGTGATGCGTGGTGTATCGTGGTTTGTGACTGTATGTTCCAACAGGGGCGCTGGTAAGTCATTGATTTTAAAAGAATGATCCAATGTTCCAATGTTCCATAATGATACCCTCGGTATATGGATCGAAGTCTACTCATAACCATTTACACACAGACCAATAATATCTTTATATATATACTATAATACTTGGAACACAGGGAACATTCTTTGTTTTCAATAACTTAACCCTCTTTTTACCCCCCCATTGCTGGAACACGGGGAACATCAATGACTTAGCGGGTGTTCTTAATGTAGTTTTGTCGGAGACAACTGTCACCCGCTGCTGTTTACTGCGCAAACGTGCCCCAACCCGTTTGGAACACGGTAGGCGTTACGCTATCTAAGGAACTGGTATCGGGTGTTTAGGGAATGCCCTAAAACGCAGTAATGCTGACATCGGTACCACCTTCCGGTGGTATCTAATTACATCTGGGAAGCTGCGCAGCCTTATGGCCGTAATGCTGACACCGGTACCACCTTCCGGTGGTATCTAATTACATCTAGCGAACTACGCCCCCCTGCTGCTGTATACCGTAACAAAGTCAGACCAACAGAAAATCTGGTTACACAGAGGCACTATCTTTGTATGTGGTATGTTACATCGCGAGGCGTTACGCTATCTAAGGAACTGGTATCCGGTGTTTAGGGAATACCCTAAAACGAAAAAAGACCCGCCGAAGCGGGCCTAGTTGGGCAGTGTGGAGCATTGTGGTGCAATGCAGTGCCAGTATACGGTGACGCGTATCAGGTTGCAAGTGCGAGGCGCGGCGCTATCTAAGGAACTGGTATCCGGCATCCGGCCAAACGCCGGACACAAAAAAAAGGCCAGACCCGAAGGTCCAGCCTAATCGTATTTACTTGAAGTTAAACTTGTTACCCATTGCCTTGAGCAGCGACGTCATATCTACGATGTCGAACGGCATGTCCTCATACTTTTGCACCTTGCCAAGATATGCTAGGAAATCCGCGCTTGCCTTGTCCAAACCCGTTTTCGGTTGCGTGGGCGTCTTACCGTCCGGGTTGCGCATGAGGCCGTTCTTAATGTCCTTTATCGCGCTACCTATTTTGCCTTGCACCCTTGCCTTGTCTCTCTTCTCGCCGTCGTCCAGTGCCGCGGTCGGTGCTTTTAATATGCGCTTTTCTTCGGAGCTAAATCCGGCGACGACGGCCCCGCGCAATCCATCCCACCATTCTTGCGACGGGCAAGTGCTTTCCTTAGAACGCGGCGATATAAGATGCGTGGGCATGATACCTTCGGCGCGGTAAACATCCAGCATCTTAACCGCGCTTTTTTCCGTGGCCGTGATCGCCTTAACGTGGGATGTGGTGGCGATTGCGAGACTGATGGGGAAGTTTAGATTTGACATAGCGTGTCCTTTCTGGACGGTCCGGCTTGGCGTTGTGCCCTCCGATGTAACCGTTATAGCACGACCTAACATGTTTTGACATACATATATCCGCATAAAACAACACGGCTTGGCACAGCTTGGCATTGGATACCGTTTAGGGAACGCCCTAAAACGCCCATGTGGGAAGCATACCCTACCACCACCCCCCGCTTGGGACAGTCGGAGTCTCACCAGCCTATGTATTGCTACTCCAGCCGAATAATCCTATATTTTTCAAATCCAAACACAATACAACACGTTCTACCGCCCAATACAACGGGAGCCCGATTCTCGATACCCCCCACCTCGTTTTTACACCCTCTTGCTAAAATTTTTTGTGCACCTATTATCAGGCTATCGGTTAACAACCTGCGAATTGATATGACATTGAACGTAACACCCGAGCTCGGTGTACCTTTAGAGGATGGGATGAAAGTCATCCCCCTGCCGGAGCGCACCGCTGCGCTGGCTAAAACTGTCGCGTTGCTCGAAGATCACGGGTTGGACACGACCCCGGACGCAGACGACCAAGATGTAGCACTCGCACTCGCCACCTCGTTTGCCCAAGACCCCGACAAAACATCACGGAAAGTCACGACCGCCCGTGCGGCCAAGCTGACGCCGGCATCTATTAAGATGGCAGGGGCTATCATCGAAGAGTTCAATCACTCTGTGGTGGAGTCGGCGAAGCAGCTGCGCAATCTGGTCACGAACAAACTTATAATGGAGACAGAGAACCCCGATCCTCGCGTGCGGATGCGTGCACTAGAGCTGCTGGGTAAGGTCTCTGACGTCGGCCTGTTCACAGAGAAGTCCGAGGTGACGATCACGCACCAGACAACCGACGACATCAAGGAGAAACTACGCGCCAAACTTACGAGGTTGATCAACCCGGCAGCGGAAGTGCTCGACGCGGTGGTTATCAAAGAGGACTCGGAAGCTGACTTCAATGAGGAGTTTGGGTTTGACGACGACTGAGATCGACAGCTTTTCAGAAGCCGATATCGAGGTGATGCTCGCTAATCTGGACACGTTTAGTCCCGAGGAGGTGTCTGAGATCGACACCATGGTCGATGAGCTGCACACACGGAAGCAGAACAAACTTGCGTATGACGACCTGATTGAGTTCTGCAAACTTATGATGCCCGACTTTATTGTGGGTAGGCACCACCGTATACTTGCTGACATGCTCATGGGTATCGAACGGGGTGATAAGGACCGGGTATGTGTTAACATCCCACCGCGTCATGGTAAGTCACAGCTTGTGTCGATCTTCTACCCTGCATGGTTCTTGGGGCGTAACCCCGACAAGAAGGTTATGATGGTGTCTCACACCACTGACCTAGCGGTCGACTTCGGCCGTAAGGTACGTAACCTCATTGCCTTCGATGCCTACAGGGCCATATTCCCTACAACGAAACTCGCGGCTGATAGTAAGTCAGCGGGTCGCTGGAACACGAACGCCGGGGGCGAGTATTATGCCTGCGGTATCGGCTCTGCGCTTGCTGGCCGTGGTGCTGACCTGTTGCTTGTGGACGACCCACACTCCGAGCAGGATGTCATCAACGGCAACTTTGGGGTCTTCGAGAAGGCCTATGAGTGGTTCACACTCGGTGCTCGTACACGTCTGATGCCCGGGGGTCGTGTGGCTATCATCCAGACACGCTGGCATCTTGATGACCTAACCGGTCGGGTGACGCGGGACATGGCCAAGAACGAGATGGCCGACCAGTACGAAGTGGTTGAGTTCCCCGCTATACTAGAGGTGAAGGACAAGAAGACCGGCGCGCTGGTCGAGAAGCCGTTGTGGCCTGAGTTCTTTGACATCAACGCGTTGCTGCGCACGAAGGCGTCCATGCCGTTGTTCCAGTGGAACTCGCAGTACCAGCAGAATCCTACCACAGAAGAAGCCGCGATGGTTAAGCGGGAGTGGTGGAACATATGGACCAAGGAAGAACCCCCCATATGTGAGTATGTTATCATGTCGCTAGATGCCGCAGCCGAGAAGCATAACCGTGCAGACTATACAGCCCTTACCACTTGGGGTGTTTTCCTGAACGAGGAAGACAACGCGTACAATATTATACTGTTAAACAGCATAAAACAACGTATGGAGTTCCCAGAACTAAAGCAGCTTGCGATGGAAGAGTACCGAAACTGGGAACCCGACTCCTTCATTGTGGAGAAGAAAAGTTCTGGTGTGGCCCTGTACCAAGAGATGCGACGTATGGGTTTGCCCGTATCTGAGTACACTCCTCATCGGGGATCGGGTGACAAGCTCGCAAGACTTAACGCTGTCTCAGATATAGTAGCGTCGCGCCTGTGCTGGGTGCCGGAGACGCGATGGGCAGAGGAAGTGGTCGAAGAGATTGCAGGATTTCCATTTATGAGTAATGATGACCTTGTGGACTCTACGGTGATGGCCCTTATGCGCTTTAGACAGGGGGGATTCATTCGACTTCCCTCAGATGAACCGGAAGAAGAACGGTTCTTTAAACCACGCCGCGGCGGATTTTACTAGAAGGTGTAGCTATGGCTATCGAAAAAGGACTATATGCTGCTCCGGTGGGGCTTGAAGAGTCAGAACTGCCCGAGGATGTCTTTGATATCGACCTCGACGACTCGGAATCTGTCACTCTTGCCGACGGAAGCATGGAAATTATCCTAATCCCCGGCGAGGAAGGCGACTTTTCCGAGTTTGGTATGAATATTGCAGAGGTTCTGGACGATTCCCACCTCAAAGAGCTCGCCGATGAGCTTGTAGGGCAGGTACAGACCGATATCGACGGCCGCAAGGACTGGGCAGACACGTTTGTTAAGGGTTTGGACATTATCGGCTTCAAATACGAGGAACGTACGAGTCCATGGGAAGGTGCCTGTGGGGTACACTCCACGATTCTGGCGGAAGCTGCCATTAGGTTTCAAGCTGAGACCATGAGTGAGACCATGCCAGCGGCTGGACCGGTCAGAACCAAGATTCTTGGGGAAGAAACCAAGGAAAAGGAAGAAGCATCGGCTCGCGTAAGCGCGGATATGAACTATGAGCTCACCGAGAACATGGTTGAGTACCGTCCAGAGCACGAACGGATGCTATATAGCCTCGGATTAGCGGGTTCTGCCTTCAAAAAAGTCTATTTTGACCCTAATTTAGGGCGTCAAGCAGCTGTTTATATCTCCGCTGAAGACGTGATTGTGCCCTATGGGGCGTCTAATATCGAGTCCGCGGAGCGTGTAACGCACGTAATGCGTAAGACAGACAACGAGCTAAAGAAGCTCCAAGCCGCAGGATTCTACCGTGATATAGACCTCGGAGACCCAGAGCCGTTTCACACGGATATCGAAGAGAAGAAGGCCGAAGAGGGGGGCTATTCGCTCACCGACGACGACCGGTACTCCCTCTATGAGATACACGCTGACCTCCTGATTGAGGGTGTTGACGACGAAGACGGCATCGCGCGGCCCTATGTCGTTACGATCGAACGCGGTAACAACGAAGTGTTGGCTATTCGCAGGAACTACGAAGAGGGTGACGAGCTTACACGCAAGCGTCAGCACTTTGTACACTACGTGTATGTCCCGGGATTCGGGTTCTACGGCCTCGGGCTGATCCACATTATTGGGGGCTACGCGCGTGCTGGCACGTCGCTGATTCGTCAGCTTGTTGACGCAGGTACGCTATCGAACCTACCGGGTGGCCTGAAGTCACGTGGGTTGCGGATCAAAGGGGACGACACACCCATCGAACCGGGCGAGTTTAAGGACGTTGACGTACCTTCCGGGTCGATCCGGGACAACATCATGCCTCTGCCCTACAAAGAGCCCTCACAGACGCTCCTAGCGCTCCTGAACCAGATCACAACCGAAGGTCGACGGTTGGGCGCTATCAGTGACATGGACATCTCGGACATGTCTGCAAACGCTCCTGTGGGCACGACACTAGCCTTGCTGGAACGCACACTGAAGCCTATGGCCGCGGTGCAGGCGCGCGTGCACTACGCGATGAAGCAGGAGTTTAAGCTCCTCAAGTCGATCATGGCCGAGTATGCCCCCGAGGAGTACGCGTACCAGCCCCTGAGAGGCGCAGTAGGTGCCAAGCGGTCTGACTATATGATGGTGGACGTGATCCCCGTCAGTGACCCTAATAACTCCACTATGGCGCAGCGGGTTGTGCAGTACCAGACTGTGCTGCAGATGTCCGCGCAGGCCCCCCAGATTTATGACCTGCCACAACTACATCGTCAGATGATAGAAGTGTTGGGTGTGAAGAACGCCGACAAACTCGTCCCGACTAAGGACGACGCGAAGCCAACCGATCCGATCAGCGAGAACATGAACGCCCTCATCGGTAAGCCAGTGTCAGCGTTCATCTATCAGGACCACGAAGCGCACATCGCTACGCATGTATCGTTCATGCAAGACCCGATGATGGCGCAGATGATCGGGCAAAACCCACAGGCGAAGCAGATCATGGCCTCGCTACAGGCACACATCGCCGAGCACCTAGGGTTCTCCTACCGGCAGAAGATCGAAGAGAGGCTGGGTGTACCTCTCCCCGCTCCGAACGAAGAACTACCGGAAGAGATCGAGGTACAACTGTCGCGTCTCGTTGCAGATGCAGGCAAGCAGCTCCAGCAGAGTAATCAGCAGCAGGCAGCACAACAGCAGGCTGAAGAGCAGCAGAAAGACCCGATCATTCAGATGAAGCAGGCTGAATTGCAGGTTAAACAGACCGACGCGCAGCGCAAAGTCCAAAAAGATCAGGCTGACGCGCTGTATAGGACAGAAGAACTCAAGCTACGCACAGCCAAAGAGGCAGCTCATGCGATGCTAGAAGCGGAGAAGTTGAAGATCGACCAAGCAGAATTGGCGATCGAGGCTGAAGTTAAGGGCGTTAAATTGGAGCAATCTGGTCGTGCAAACAAGGACAAGATGGCTCTTGAAGCCGCGCGGATGATGCAGAACGCGCAACGACAAACACCGAAACAGGGCGAGTAAACCATGGCTAAAACCGTCTTTGGCGTGCTGAAAGATAATCTCGAGGAAGATATATCCTCGGCAAAAGAATTTCTTGGGGGTGGGGGAGCGAAAGACTTCGCCCAATACAAGGAAGTTACCGGCTTAATTCGAGGTCTCGAAGCCGGTATAAGCTACATGGAAGACCTTGCGAAAAATTATATGGATGACGATGATGACTGATAAAGCAGTTAAAATCAGCGACGCTGAACTGGAACTACAACTACCAAAGCCCGTGGGATACCGTATCCTTGTGGCGTTACCACAGCAGAAAGACACCTTTGACGGTACGTCTGTTCTCAAGACAGAGACCGCTAAGAACCACGACCACGTCATGTCTATTATTGGACTCGTTGTGGACATGGGTGCGGGTGCGTACGCCGATAAAGAACGGTTCCCTGACGGAGCTTGGTGCAAAGAGGGTGATTACGTTATGTTCCGTATGAACTCTGGAACCCGATTCACTGTTGAGGGCATTGAGTATCGGCTTATGAACGATGACTCAGTCGAGGCTGTAGTGGCTGATCCAACCGGCATTCAGAGGGCATAAACATGGCTTTTCAAAAAGTAGAATTTGAGTTTCCTGACGACGAAGACAACAAGTTGGACATCGAAGGGACGGGCGCGGTCGAGATCGACGTCACTGGCAAGAAAACCAAGGAAGACTTCATGGAGGCCGACGGCTCCCGTGAACCTAAAGTGGTTGTTGAGGCCGACGACGAAGACGACGAGGACGACGACATCGAGCTAGAGATCGTTGACGATACTCCCAAGGCTGACCGGGGTCGCAAGGCTTCAGAGTCACCCGCAGACGTCACAGACGAAGAGCTGGAGGACTACTCCGATAAGGTGCGCAAGCGCATCCAGCACTTCAGTAAGGGCTACCATGACGAGCGTCGGGCTAAAGAAGAAGCCTTCCGCGCGCGTACGGAGCTTGAGCGTGTCACCCAGCAGCTGATGGACGAGAACAAGAAGCTCAAGAGCGACGTCAACAAGAACCAGACGGCGTTGCTTGAGCAGGCGAAGAAAAACGCTGCTGTCGAGACCGCCGCAGCAAAGCGTGCGTACAAAGAAGCGTACGAAGCCGGGGACTCCGATGCGGTACTGGAAGCACAAGAAAAGCTAACCAATGCCAAGATTAAGTCCGACAGGTTAGCGAACTTCAAACTACCATCTTTACAGGAGGAAAAAACACCTGTAAAAGTAGGAGCAGAACAAACCGCTCCGGCAGTACAAGTCGACGAACGGGCCGCTACTTGGCAAAAAGCTAATGATTGGTTCGGCGCAGACGATGAGATGACAAGTTTAGCGCTGGGGTTGCATAATAAACTTGTCAAAACGGGCGTAAGCCCACAAAGCGATGAATACTACGAGACGATTGATTCTCGTATGCGTCAGGTTTTCCCGGATAACTTCGAGGAAACCGTACCGAAGCGGAAAAAGACTCAGGTGGTAGCCCCCGCAACGCGGAGTGCAGCATCAAGAAAAGTGACGTTGACACGCACTCAAGTCCAGATCGCTCGGAAGTTAGGGCTGACCCCCGAACAATACGCCAAACAGGTTGCAATAGATATGAGGAAAAACAATGGCTGATAATCGCATTAACCGCGATCTCGAAACCCGTGACCGCACTACCCGTAAAAAGGCATGGACTCGTCCGGAATTGCTTCCGTCACCGAGTCCTGAACCCGGATACGATTATCACTGGGTCCGCGTGAGCACGCAGGGCCATGTAGACGCCACGAATGTTTCCTCGAAACTGAGAGAAGGTTGGGAGCCTGTAAAGGCAACGGATCACCC